GATCTTAGTTATGTGTTGAGTCGGTTTAAGGTTAAGATTTGGAAGAAGACAAAGTATCAGTTGGCAAATGGAGATCAATTTACTTATCAGATGCGAGATCCCAAACGTTATAGTATGACATTAAGGGAGTTGTTGGAGAATGATGGAGTTAATCGACCACGTATGACAAAGTTTTTATGGATAGTTGGTAAGGTTGCCCCAGGTGTTGAAATTGGAACTGGAACTAATCAAGTTACGGAACGATTATCGATTGGATGTACTAGGAAGTACTTCTACAAGATTGAGAATTATACGGAAGATCGTACTGCATATATTTCGTATTAAAAACCTAGTAGGAAAAAAAATACGCTGCATGTAGAAAACTTAAAAAGAAAAAAAATGGACGATTTTGAATCGTCGAAGCATTGGTTCTTGATCCTCAACTTGAGGAAAACATTGTTCTATGGTGTAGTTGGACAATACGATGATTCGCTTAGGTCTAATTTTCTGCAAGGTTCCTCCTTTGATTTCGGCTGAGAATGGATATCTGTCGGCCCAGATTTTAAGGAACGAGGCTGTGACTTCGTTCTTCGGACTCCATTCCTCGATCGCAACGGTGTCTTGATATTCGTATCCATCCCACCACTTGTTAAGGGATTTTTGGTAATGGTCGGGGTACTTGTCCCATAGAGCTCTTGATTTTCCTGATCCTGTTGGACCAATCCACCATTCATTTTCAAGAACTTGGAGTATAAGCGGACGTTCAGGTCTGTAAAGTCCTGATAGTTTTGCATGGTAGCGTAGAAATTGCGATGGGTATTTATCTTCGAGTTCTTTGAGGTTACCTTGCCTTGCGAGTTGGAGGACTTCTTTCCAGATGTTTTTTTGGCTTGATGGTCCGTAGGGACGTTCTCCTTCTTCTTTGTAATCACCATCTTTTTTACAATATTCAATAGCTTTATCAAGAGTGCCACGCTGCTTTTCAATATGAGCACGTTGAAGTAATTGCTTGACTTGAAGAAACGACTTAACCGTAGAGAAGTACACGAATCCTTGGTAGTGTGGTGTGCCTGATTCTCCGACTTCTTTTCCGTAAATGAGGTATTGGCACTCGCTGGTACATCGTTCAATATCTGCGTCATCCCACCCAGTGGGATTATTGATCGTAAAACACCAGCCTCGTGATCGTTGTCGAGTACAGTCGGTCATCGGATTAGAAGACGGGTGGGTACAGTATTACCCCACCCGTCTGATCATGATCATACATGTACAGTAGATAGTCCCGTACGTACAAAAGTTCACTTTTGATTATGACCACTTATATTCCCACCTATAATTGGGCTAGACGTACTGGTAGAGTTGGTTTGGCGCAAAGTATGTATCGCCGCGCATCGCAGACACGCAATCGTATGTATGGATCCTATACAGGATTTAGTAGGGCACGTAGTGCAGCACAAAGAGCTAGCCGTAGCTACACGCAGACTAAACGGCGTAAGCAGACGCGTTCAGGTCAGGGCATAACAACGCAACATGATGCCCGCCTTATATATCGCAAGAAAACTATGCCACGGATGAAAAGGTTACGCTGGCGGACTTTTTCAAACAAAGTGAAAGCTGCTGCTGAGAAAGAGCTTGGGTCGCAACAAGTTGTATTCAACCAGTTGCTGACTTTTTCAAATACTGTTGCAACGGAGCAAGTCACTGGTGACGCAGCACTGTATGCATTTCAGTCAACTAGGACCCGTTTCAATGATATGAATCAAATTGGAGCTTTAATTCAATCAGCTCTCAATGATCCTGCTTCTGGTCTTACGGTAGATGTCTCTACGAAAGTATTGTTTCAGAGTTCAGTTCTGGATATCACAGTACGCAATGATAGTATCACGTCGTCCACAAATCAGTTGAATCCTCAAGCTCGTATGGAGGTTGATATTTATGAGCTTACAATTGGGGAAGAATTGAATGAGCTCACTCTTGCTGCTTCGTATCCCGAGTTACGAGGCACTACTGGATTATTTAGACAAAACTTCGATCGCACTAAAGTGATCGGTTCGGTTCCTGGAACTCTTAAAATTCAAGCGGAACGTCGTGGAGTGACTCCTTTCGATCTTAGTTATGTGTTGAGTCGGTTTAAGGTTAAGATTTGGAAGAAGACAAAGTATCAGTTGGCAAATGGAGATCAATTTACTTATCAGATGCGAGATCCCAAACGTTATAGTATGACAT